AAAGACGAAACAGTCAACGGATATTTTGCAACAGCTAACTATCTTGACTCAGCAATCAAAGACTTCTTTGATTACCTGAAGGAAACCGGTCTTTACGATAACTCGATTATTGTCATGTACGGTGACCACTATGGTATCTCTGATACACGAAGCAGCAATCTTGCTGAACTTCTCGGTAAGAACCCTGAAACTTGGTCAAACTATGATAAAGCCATGCTTCAACGTGTTCCTTACATGATTCATATTCCAGGCTATACTGGTGGTGGTATCTCTAACACCTTTGGTGGTGAGGTTGATGCCCTTCCAACACTCCTTCACGTTCTTGGCGTTGATACTAGCTCTTATATCCAGATGGGACAAGACCTCCTATCTCCTGATAATAAGCAAACCGTCGCATTTAGAACCTCAGGTCAATATGTTACTCCTCAATACACCAGCTACTCTGGTCGACTTTATAACACTCAAACAGGGGAAGAAATTACCAACCCTGATGAGACAACTAAAAAAGATAACGAAGCTATTCGTAAGGCAGTAGCAACTCAGCTTTCGATGAGTGACGCTGTTCAAACAGGTGACCTTCTTCGTTTCTATACGCCAAACGGTTTGAAGCATGTTGATTCTAGCAAGATTTCCTACACTAAACAGATGGATCAACTAAAAGAAATCAATAAAAAGCTGAAAGATAAATCAACCAGCCTCTACAAACAAAAAGGCAATAAATCAACAGCTGATCTATTCAAGACCCCATCTTACAAGGAACTACATCCTGCAGAATCTGAATCGAGCTCAAGTTCAAGTGAATCAGAGCCAAGTAGCTCTTCAACGGAACAACAATAAGCCTTAAAAGCAGTCCTGTTTGGACTGCCTTTTTAGATTAAACAATTATCAATCGTACTTAACTGGAAAATCATAATCCTCATAGCACTCGCCTCAAACATATTTCTTGCTAGTTTACTATAAGCGTGATTAAATAGAGTTTGTAAGAAAACTTATAAAGGAGAACAGATATGAATCCAATGGACCTATTTAACCAAGTAAAAGAAATGATCGAAAAGAAAGATTTCGAAGCTGCTAAAAAGTTTGTCGATGACAATAAAGATGATTTGGGCGAATACTTTGACCAAGCTAAGTCACTTGTTTCAGGTAACGAAATGGTTAGTGGAGCTTTAGACAAGATTAAAGGTCTATTCTAAGACGAAGTCCCCTCAATCAATAAGATTGAGGGGACTTTTTATGTTTAGAGTTTCTATTTAGAGACAATGCATAACACAATCTAAGATTCTTTAGAAACACAAAAAAGAGATTCCTAAGGAACCTCTTTTTATTCTATATGACTATAGAATTATTTTTTCAAGTTGTAGAATGATTTCAAACCACGGTATTCTGTTAGTGCAATTTAAAATGCGTATATAATAGGAAGGAAACCTATTAAATAAGGGTATATGCGTGTAAGATGTAGGTGGTGAAACCCACATAAAGTTACTAAAGTTTACACTTATTGCCCCTTATTTGCCCCCTTTTTCATAAAAAGACTTGGCAGCATGAGCTACCAAGTGACAATAGAAAAAACAAAAACATTCTGCACGTAATCGTCCAAAAGTACATCTATAGTGTACCTCTATTTAGATTAAATGTCTAATGCTATACAAAGAAGACACAAAAAAAGGCTAGGATACCCCTAGTCTTTTAAAAAGGTTGACATAATCGAGTTAATAAACATACACCTCTCCGTTATCAACGTACCCGACCTTTTTAACACCCTCAACTGGCTCCATCCCACGTTCTTCGACAAGGATATCTCCGTCTTTATCTACCCAAAAATCAAGCATGTCTGCATATTCTTCAAAAGCCATGTCGTCTTTGAAGTTTTCAAAGTTATCTTCCAACGCTTTTTGTAATTGTTTTTCAGTAATCATTTTAGATACCTCTTTCTTCTCTTTGATAAGTTCTTCCAATTCATTCAAATCATCCACAGTAGCGTGGTTCCTGATAAAACTACGAGCTGACGACCTTTTCGATAAGTAATTCCGATGTTCTCGGTTCTGTTCATTCCATTTCTTGGTTGCTTTTGTTTGTGCGTCCATTATCTATTTCTTTTTTTTACTTCCTTTCCTTATCTTCATTCATATTATAGTACATATACTATATATTGTCAACAACTTTTATAAAGAAATTTATTTTTTTGCAAAATAAAAAACCCCGACTAAAAGCCGGGGACAGTTCGAGAATATTCATCGAAAGACGCCAAGTATTCCGAAATCTATGTTATCACTTATCTATGAGAATCGCAAATATAAAAAAGAGCTATGAGATAACCTCGTAGCTCTTGCCTATGATGGACTTTTATTATACCAAATAAAAAAGCCCCAGCAAATGCCAGGGCTTCGACCACTACCACCATGATGTCCGAACTGTGGTCTGTCGGGAGGTGATATACTCCTTTTCGTTTTTTAGTTTGCGTGGTCTTGATTAATTATCCGTAGTAGTTAACGAGGTCGTCTTTATCCCAACATGAGAGCCAAACTGTACCAAATTGGCCAAATTCAAAATGTCGGTAATAATAGCCGCCATAGTAGCCGCCATCTTGCATGTCAGTGATGTTAGATTCATCACCGGCAAAACTAAAGAACATTCCTGCTTTAAAATCTTGATCAGCACCGTCTGGCAAGTCGTTACCGTCAGCATCTACCCAGTTAACCATTGAAACTGGGATGCCGTTTTCTGTCCAGTCGAATCCAACGGGTGCTAAATAGTCACATTTGATTTGCCAAATGCCGTTGACATATTTGACCTCATTGGCTTCATAGTATGCTTTTTCTTGCGGCACGACTGCTGTGTTAGCTTGGTTGTTAGTCTGTGGTGCAGTGTCAGCATATCGCCAAACCTCGATATAAGCTGGCTGATTCCATCCGTAGTAATCGTTCCAAGGGTAAGTGTTGATAGCTTGCCCTGCTGCTCCTTGAGTTGAGAAGTCACAACTAATGAAATATGTATCATCAAGCATGACACCGACATGACCACCAGCTCCACCAGAACTAGACATGTCAGCACCCCATGACATCAAAACGATGTCGCCCGGTAGTGCGTCCCATGATTCGTTACGACATACACGATAGAAACCATTGTTTGATAGTTGCTGACCAAGAGTTACTGTTGATGGCAGCCCTTGAATACCGATGCCGGCTTCTTTCAAGGCTTGAGATACCGAACCAGAACAGTCAGCCGTCCCGTCTGTACCGTTACGGCTACCGAGCATTGAATAGGTCAATAGCCCTCGATGGTTAACAAACCAGTTAATTACAGATTGTTGTACGCTCATTTAGAACGCTCCTTTCTTATTTTTGAATAGCTTGTTTAAGCTCCGAGATAGTTTTCTTCAACTCTTTGACTTCATTCTTTAACTCTTCAATTTCACTTGTAGGTAATTGAGATTTAAAAACAAATGGGTCTTCCATCCACTTACTTTGTTCTACAACAAGTTTCACAAAGTTATTATATGTTGGGAATAACCCATACGCTTGTTCTTGTGTTAATAATGAAGATTGCTTGCCTTTAATCTCCTTAATATCCGCCCCCACAGCTTGAGCAAATTCTGTGAACTTACTCATAATAATCACGCTTTCGCTGAATTATAAACGCTCACAAGGTCTTCTTGTTCGATGGTATCAATACGAGTTCCCAATTCGGTCATTTTCGAGATGATACCAGAATCAACATTACCACCACCAGCGGCGATTTTATCAGCAAGTTCTTTAAGAGTATCAAGCTCTTCAGGAGCACCACCGATAAGGTCGGTTTTAGCTTGCGTGATTGCCTGTGTCAAACGTTCTTCACTAACACCAGTTGCCTTGCTGGCAATCGATGCCTTGATTTCTTTGATATCAGCACCCACGGCTTGGGCAAAATCATGTAATTTACTCATTTATGTTTTCCTTTCAAATTTTAGCTAGATTATAGATGTTTACGAGGTCTTCCGTGGGTTCACTGCCACCAGTGATTAACCCAGAATCTCGCAATTCATCCGCTAGTAACTTTAATTTAGGGCTCTTGTCCGATGGCACGACGCTATCTGCATTCAGTGAGTTCTTCACTTTGACCTTGAAATTATTAGACGGGAAAATATGTCCGTTCAGTTTAATTTCGAGGTAGTATGTTCCGGGCTCTACGACATCCCCCATGACGAATGTAAAATGTCCGTTCTCAACGGTTACATCTTGGTAGAGTGCCACGGTTTCATCGTTTGACAGTGTGAGCTTACCAGTGCCGGATAGCTCCATACGCTTGCCATCATAACCCAGAATGTCAAAACCAAATACGGAAGTGGTGTCCCCAGATTTGAGGACATCACCGCCTTCTACTTGGTTGATAGAGGTCATGAGTCTAGACATAAGCTAGTCCTCACGAGGTTGGTTATAGTTTAATGCTCGTTCACTGTCTGCCACGCCCTTGGTAGTAGGGTCTGTAACAATACCCAAGATTACCAAGATCACAACGAATGTGTTTACACCCTCTTGGATATTGTGCGGGATTTCAAGCCCGAACTGTTGCAACATCAAGAAAACTGCTGAGATAAGAGCTACCAAAGTAGCTTTGTTTTGTAAGCGAAGTTTGAAATTAATCATTGTCATTATTCTCCTTTGTTTCTTCCGAGTTAAGAAAAAACTTCTCTTTGTCGATGTTTCTCTTAACATATTTGTCGATATAAGGGATTTCAACCCCTAAAGCTGATAGACTAGCCAAAATACTAGAGCCGTAAGCGGCAATCATAGCAAAGATAAATGTATCTAGTACACCGCCCAGATTCATGAATACTGCGAACGGATAGAAGATGGCTACAAACGTAATCATGGCAGTATGACTGACTAGCCCTTTACGAAATTTTGAGCTTGAAAACTCATGAGCAGCCCAAGCCCTAGACACTCCGATAACGATATCGCTGAAAATAATAATCATCAGCAGGAACACCCATAAATGCTCATCAATACCGTGTGCGTAGAAGTCTCTGACCACGTCGAAAACCCCAAAAATGCCGTCTGGTTTTTGTACCATTACGCCCCCTTCGGTTTGAATAGCCATGCTGTAGCAACCCCGTTATTTTCTAGTTTGCCCCCTTTTGCAAAATCAGCGAACGGTTGATTATCGTAAGTGAAAGAGCCGTTAACTTGGATAAGCACCAGTTTGCCTTCTCCGTCCACTTCTTCGTGGTCCGGGGCTTCGATAGCGAAGATATCCCCGGCGTTGAACACACCGCCTTTTTTAGCGACTGGCAACAATTCCAAGTATTGCTTGTAGATTGTGCCATACTGGATATTCTGGCTCATTACCGCATTGAGAATGGACACGTTAGCGATTTTACGAGTAAGTTCGCCTTGTTCAGCGACTTTCTCAGCTAAATTCAAGCGGCTGTCAAGGTCTTTAATAGATTCCTCTGACTTGGCTTGGTAGCGTGCCAATGCTCCAGCAGGGTCCAACTCAGTCGCTAAGATATCCAAGATAAGCTGGATTTTAGCTTCATCCGTCTTGTTGGTGTGGTCGCCCGGCACATCACGGGTCAACCACGTCGAGCCGTCTTTGGACTGGATAGCAATCCTCGTAGTTGTCGGGTTGGTCAGATAGCTTGATGTGACACTGAAATTAGATTTGTTCATTATCCACTCCTTTCTGTGCTACCTCGTTAAAGAGGTCGTTAAGGTCTGAATCAGACGCTAGTACATTTTGATAATGCTCTAGTTGCGATTTGACCTGCTCAAGTTCGCTAACTGTCGACTGCAATCGAGCTTTAAACTCAGCTTTTTCAATCGTCAAATTAGCGTTCTGACTTGCGATATCTCGAATCATTGAAGTGTAAATTTGTTCGTTCATAAAATCTCCTTTTACAACACTGGCATGTGGATGCCGTAGTTATTGTAACCATGCTGAATGAGTGTTTTAAGCTCGTTTGGCATTTTGATATTTCCTTCGAAGTGTTTGAACATTCGCCAAACCGCTGCAAGAGACTCTGTGATATTGATTGCTCCAGTGCTAAAATCTTTCCCGTTTTTCGGCGTCGCAAACTGGACTGACCAAATCTGTGAATCTTTTTCCATCATGCCCGGACGAAGTCGTTGCGTTACCGCATCTAAATCCCATCCATCGTTAGTAAACGTATGTCTAAAGTATGTTCTATCACCATAGAGATGCAATGTATCGATATCGTTGTTAGTGTTGTTTTGGATCACAACACCAGAAAACGTCGTAGCATTGTAAGCGTCCGTCCCTTCTCGGTTAGAACCGATAATAGTTTTGGAACGATAGTTGCCTTGGTCGATGCTTGTCTCGTATCGGATAAACTGCGCAGGATATCCGGGCTGAACACGTCTGATTGAAGCGGTATCTGCTCCCATTTGAAGATAGTTGCTATTCAAATCGAAAAACATTGAACCGTTTAACGATTCAATCCGTCCGCCTCGATAATTAAGACCAGTAAACGTGCCACTAGTAACGCTTGAAGCGTTTAGATTGACAACATCAACCAGTGAAGCGTTTAAGCGCCCGCTAGTGATTTTACTTGCTGACAATTCTCTGATTTTGGCTGAGCTAATAACACCATCTTCAATGTAGGTAGAGCCAGTGATTTGGACCAGTTTTCCGTCGATTTTGACCGAACCGTCTTTATTGAGGTTAATTTGGTTAAGCACATCACCGGATCTCGTCAAATTCTTAACTGCCCAAGACCCTGCAATCTGAGACATTTCGGATTTGGTAGCTTCAAGACCAGTATCCAGCTTGTCTAGTTGCTTATTAGTAACACCGAGATTAAACGCCCACTTATCCTCTAGGTTCTCAACTTTCCAGACGGTACCTTGTGCCTCTTGGATAATTTGAGAAATAGACTTGCCATGTTCGCCAATGGTGCGGCTGAAACTGTCAACGGTAGACTTAATTTCATTGAATTTAACTGTCACTTCTTGGCTTGCGTCTTTTGGTGACGGTTGCCAAGCACGATCCATAGTTCCCTCGTAGCAGTCTAGCTCGGTGAAAAATAGCAACGACTCGCTGCCGTTGGTGGTGCCAGTGTTATCAATACGGATATAGCCTTCGTCGCATTCACCAGAATTAAATGTTAAGTGCCATTTAACGATTCCGGCGACTGACGGTGAACCAGTGTGTGTTTTAAAACGCACTGGTTTTGTGTAATTCTTGCTCGTTTCGTTCGACTTCCGACCAAGAAAATAGATGTCTACCCCCTTGATATTCCCCGTAGCAAACAATTGAAAATTGAAAGAATAATCAGTGTTGCGCTTAACTGAAAAACGTGGCGTAGACGCTGGTACTGATGATGATGTTTTAAGCAAGAATAGCGGTTTAGCGCTATTGTAGTAATACGGATGCTGTGAGACAGACAGATTAGGGTTCTGTTGTGGAGTTTGCCAAAAGCCCCAGTTATCAAGATTCTCTGGAAATGCTGAGTTTCGGATAAGATTCTCACCACCGGCTGAAAGTGTATCAACTGACGGAATCTGTTTCTTGACCTCGCTAATAAGTTGAGTCGTTCCTCGCTCAGATTGTTGGATAAGGTTCGTTACAGCCGTAGCCGTCGCAAAACCTTTGTTATCGACCAATCTGTTGACATCAGACTCTTTCAAAAAGCCTTTGCTATCAATAGCGCTGTCTAGGTCAACCCTAGAGAGTTTAGTTTCAATCTTGCCGGCTAACGTGCTGATTTGCGTTTCAGCGTTAGTGACTTTATTCCCAAGATTGTCAAAATCAACTCTTGAAACCTTTTGAGCGATAGAATCCGCTGTAACACGTAACTCTGCGTTAGTCTGGTTGATTTTACGCTCTAACTCTTGACCTTTAGACACGGCACTATCAGCCGTAGCTTTAGCAGTTTGGACTTCTGTCCGGTCTGCTTTCAAACTAATTTGGTTATCAGTCTGAGTGATTGAGGTGCTATTAGCCGCTACACTCTTAGAGAGTTTGTCAAAATCAGTCTTAGACACTTTTGATGATACTTCATCGACCAATTGATTGACCGTAGTTTCAGCGTTAGTGATACGGCTATCTGTTTCAGATTGTTTCTGAGATAACTGACTGACACCCTGCTCGGTTTGTGTAATCGTCGTTTTAACCGTGCTGATTTCAGCTTCGGTGTCCTCTGGTGCTACTGTGTGCTGCAAAGGGATAAGTGCCCCTCTGACCAACATAGGTGGCTTGATTTTCAAATAGCCGTTTCTAACTACATATATCCCAAACGGAAAGTCTGATAAATTGGTGTCTTTGGTAGCAGTGAAATTCAATGTGACATCGAACCATTTATCTTTAACGGCCGTCGGAATTTGGTATTCGAAAGCGATAGCGTTTGTTTTATTGTTTTTTATTGCAACAATTGCCCCGTTCCCAATTTCTGTTCTGCTATCGATGTAGCACGGAACCAACAATGAGAACGTTTCACCAGCTCTTATCTCAGAAACAGCCATATTCCATGAGACACCGCCCCAGAAATTAGAGCTGTTGCCGTTTGAGTTGATAATATATGATGCGTTGTCCGTTGAAATGGCGATATTGTTGCCACGTCCGGTGTACGAATGTACATTACTGAAGTCTGCTGATTTCAAAATCAAGTTACGACTGCCAAAATCTGTCGGAATCT